TAAGAAAGTTATGAAAAAGATTGCTACCTTACGTGGTAAGAAACCTCCTATTTTGTCTGTAGGGGAGCGCCTAGCAGAGCAGCGTCAGATGAATCATGCTGTGAAGGAGCTTCGCTCTGTCTTCCCGAGGAGGAAGAAGAAACGCTAGGGATATTGTGGTAGTGTGGATGCTTATGTCCTGGTGGGTTGTTTACTAAGACATCAGCACATACAGAATAGTATGGTGACTTGGGGTGGAATTGAATTCCTTTTAACTTTAACTCACCACAATTCTTAAGGCGAGCAATCTCAAAGTCCAATCTTTTATTAGCAGTCAGTTGTTTCATCATTGCGATGTTAGAAGTTGCTGCTTCTTTACAAAGATCTTGTAACTTTTTATCTGTAGGTGTGCTCCATGTCATAGAGAAACCTACACCTAAACTGTAGTTATCTTTTTGTCCTGTTCTAGTTCTTTTAAAGAAACTTACATCACCAGGATTATCTAAGATACCATCTCCCATTGGATTCCCGTCAGCATCGTAGGCACCAAAGTTATCGGTTACATCGTATACGGGATCATCATAATAACCTTCAAAAGGTTTAGCAGCAGAGACACTACCTGTTACATAGGGTGTGAAATTGCGAGTGGGACCCTGACATTGTATACCACCTCCGTAGGTGTTTGTAATATATGGTCCCTGAAGGACCTGTATAGCTTGGTTTGTAACGGAGCCTGAACTATTAGCCACAGGATTAGCAGTAGCAGAGACACCACCAACAGTTTCAGCATAAGAAGGATTAGCAAATAATAATGTTACTGCGAGAAGATACTTGTGGTATCGGTTATGCTTGTAACGTCGGTTTCTCTTTGAATAATCGTTTGGTTGCTCAAACCAGGTCCGCGATAAGTTTCTGTGAACTGAAACGCTGCTCCTGGTACTGTTTGTGTGAACTGTGGTTTGTTTGTTGCTCCAGTCCATGATGAAGTCACTCCATTAATAGTTACATTAGTAGCACCTGTTCCTGGTGATAGGTTTCCAGATGCTGATACACCAGTGCCAGTAGCAGAATACTGATACCCAGTGTTATAGTCCATCGAATTGATGGTCTCGGTTATTTTTTGTGTTGTCTCAGTTCGGCTTGTCATTGAGCCTTGGGTGAAATTTGGGACCACGGGGACCGCCAGGGCAGTTGCAGGTATGACACTTGCAACCACCGCACTTAGGACAGACCAACGAATCATAGTCTTCATTGTTATCTTCCTCAGTCAATGACGGTGATCTCACTTACGAATTGTCCCGTGGCTGTCGTACCAGCCCCACCAGCAGTCACGGTGAGAACACCAGCTGAAGTTACTGTACCAGCTAATGATCCTGCTGAACCAGCAGTATAGGAAAGGACTGATCCATAGTTAGGTACTTCACCTACGGTAGGAGCACCTGTTGGGATTGCATCACCCTGTGTATAAGACTGATTAAATGAGAACGCAGCACCAGCTGTGTCTTGAGTAGCACCAATAGTGCCAGGAGAATAGATACCACTAGTAATAGTACCAGTAGATACAGCACCAGCAGTTGTACCATCTGTGGTATCAATATTAGAACCACCAATGCTAAATGAGGAACCAATTCGTGTTGCCTGAGTTCTAGCTGAATCAACAGTCAGTTGAACACTCGAAGAGTGCTTTGATACAAGTCCACCTGCTTGAGTAGCAGAAGCGGTCATCAATAACATAACGATAGGAAGTAATTTCTTCATAACGTATAATATTTGGATCTGATATATTTAGTTGGTGTGCCTATGTTCAAAGTGGCACACATCACTTGACAGATCTTAAGAATTACTATATACTATGTAAAGATTCATTACGAAACGTATCATGACCGTTACAACCAACGAACAAGGACAACAAAACTTGTTTGCTAAAGAACCTCAAATGTATATCTCTAAGACTGACGCAGAGCGTTATGGATATGAGTCCTATGCTGAGAAAGCAGAGAAAGCAAACGGTCGCTGGGCAATGCTTGGCATTATTGCTGGTTTCCTGTCATATGCCATCACAGGCAACTTCTTTTTTGGAGTAGCTTGACAATGGCGGCATCATTCTTTACAATGGTAAGTGTCGTGTTCCTAGTAGCACTGGCATATTCTGTAGAACAACTTTCTGAAACATACTAATGGCATTTACTATCACAACTAGAGCACCAGATGGAACTGAAGAGTCCTTCCCTTGTGAAGACGATCAGTACATCCTCGACGCCGCTGAAGAAGCAGGTGTTGATATTAATTATTCATGCCGCGCTGGTGCTTGTTCATCCTGTGCTGGTAAACTTGAGAGTGGTAGTGTAGATCAAAGCGATCAATCGTTCTTGGATGACGATCAAATGGAGTCAGGATTTATTCTGACCTGTGTGTCATATCCCACTAGCGATTGCGTAGTCTTGACTGAACAGGAAGAGAGTCTTTACTGATGAATCTTACACAAGATGATCTTTGGGAAACAATTCACACTCTCGGTTGGAATGTCAGAGATGACAATATTGTAATAGAGATTGGTGGTACACAGGTATCTGGCATCTACCAAGGTGAAGAGTACAACAAAAAGTGGGCAGCCCAATACGGGGATCGCAAATATAATAAGGATGCATTCATCGTCCTTAAAAATCTATCCAGGAATGATGACACTAAGTCTCAACCCATGGATAGACCACACGAACCTCATCATTCAAAGACATCAGACATTGTTGTCAACATGGACGGCGGTGTAGGTGGTTCTTGGGAAGTTAAGGAGGAAAATGACAAATCCTAATGCTCTCTATGAAGACATGGAGAAACTGAATGCCCTTTACGAAGAACTCTGCTGGGGGCATCATGATGAATTAGTATTCACTCATGAAAATGGCAGAGTCATTATCTACAACAAATCACAGGAGCAAAACAAATGAAATTCGGATTCACACCTGAGGCAGAGATCCTCAACTCACGTCTAGCAATGCTTGGTTTCATCGTAGCCGTTGGAACTTATGCAACCACAGGACAAATTATTCCAGGGGTATGGTAAATGTTAATGTTCGCATCAGGTCTAGTACTTCTTTTTATTATTAACGCAGTCCTATCTGATATTGATATTGACGATGATGATCAAGGTGGTGGTGGCATGATGGTTCCTGTTACCAATCCTGCCTAAATAAAATATATCGTCGCCGTCTAAAGGGACCTCTGCCACATAACAGAAGGTCCCTTTTTTATTGTCCGAATTAAAATAAGTAATGATTGATACACAAATGTTCCATATCTACGACAAGGAGACTAGTAAACCTGTCAAAGTGTGTATGACAGTTGAGGAACTGGAACAAATGATAGCAAAAAGAGAGGTAGATTGGAAGCACTGGGAGGTAGAAACGTGCTATACTGATCCCAGTTCGGAAGACCCCTCCTACTAGTTGAGTATAATCACTCATCTTTCAGGGGTTGACGGACATAGCACAACCTGCTATACTAAATACATCGGCAAGTTAAGAAATCAAAACATTTCTTAACGTTTCGTAACACCCCTTAAACCAAGACCTATAGGGTGTCTAAATCACGTCTTTAATACCTGTATCTAAGGGTGATACAGGAATAGTAAAACCATCATTTCCCTGATGATCTTACTTTTTTTTCAATACAATGGCAACACTTTCAAGGCAACAATCAACCTCATCGTGGGAATCTTTCTGCGAGTGGGTAACTTCTACCAATAACCGCCTCTATGTCGGTTGGTTCGGCGTACTGATGATTCCAACTCTGTTGGCAGCAACCATCTGTTTCATCGTCGCCTTCGTCGCTGCTCCCCCTGTGGACATCGACGGCATCCGTGAACCCGTCGCTGGTTCACTCATGTATGGTAACAACATCATCTCTGGTGCAGTTGTTCCATCTTCCAACGCAATTGGTCTTCACTTCTATCCCATCTGGGAAGCCGCATCACTTGATGAGTGGCTGTATAACGGTGGTCCTTTCCAACTCGTAGTATTTCACTTCCTGATCGGCATCTACGCCTACATGGGACGTGAGTGGGAACTTTCATACCGTTTAGGTATGCGTCCCTGGATCTGTGTAGCATACTCTGCTCCAGTAGCAGCAGCATCTGCTGTATTCCTAGTCTATCCTTTCGGTCAAGGTTCATTCTCAGACGCAATGCCACTTGGCATTTCTGGTACATTTAACTACATGCTTGTCTTCCAAGCAGAGCACAACATCCTGATGCACCCCTTCCACATGCTGGGAGTCGCAGGTGTCTTCGGTGGTTCATTGTTCTCCGCCATGCATGGTTCTTTGGTTACATCTTCACTCGTCCGTGAGACGACTGAAACTGAGTCACAGAACTACGGTTACAAGTTCGGACAAGAAGAAGAGACATACAACATTGTCGCCGCTCACGGTTACTTTGGTCGTTTGATCTTCCAATATGCATCCTTTAACAACTCACGCTCTTTGCACTTCTTCCTTGCTGCGTGGCCGGTTGTCGGCATCTGGTTCACTGCTCTTGGCGTGTCAACCATGGCGTTCAACCTCAACGGTTTCAACTTCAACCAGTCCATCCTTGACGGTCAAGGACGTGTCCTTAACACATGGGCGGACGTATTGAACCGTGCAGGTTTGGGTATGGAAGTTATGCATGAGCGCAACGCTCATAACTTCCCCCTCGACCTTGCTGCTGCTGAGTCTACACCTGTAGCACTTGTCGCACCTTCTGTTGGTTGATTTCAAAATCCAATAGTTGATTCTATAATACCCCGAAAAATTTTCGGGGTATTTTTTTCCCTAATAATGTAAAGTTTTATGTCTCACGATCTAATCGAACTGCTTACTTACTATGTGATTGGCGGTGCTTTAATTATCGGACCACCTGCTATATTCCTCATCATTGCTATGATGGGTGCTATTCAGAATACTAAAGGTCGTATGGTAGGATACAAAGATCATAAAACATATGGTGATTCATCTATCTACGAAAATACCAAAACAGATCAAACAAAATTCTTTTTAGAACTTAACTAAGGTAAATTAAAAATGACGACAAGTACACTTACAAAACCAACAAGGGGGTGGTTTGATGTCTTGGACGACTGGCTTAAACGCGACCGCTTTGTATTTGTGGGCTGGTCTGGACTACTACTTCTTCCCACTGCTTATCTTGCCATTGGTGGCTGGCTTACTGGCACAGCTTTTGTCACGAGTTGGTACACCCATGGTCTTGCTTCTTCCTATCTTGAAGGTGCTAACTTTCTTACGGCAGCTGTCTCGACGCCTGCTGATGCTATGGGTCATTCTCTTCTTCTACTTTGGGGTCCTGAGTCTCAGGGGAATTTCCAGCGGTGGTGCCAACTTGGGGGACTCTGGAATTTCGTGGCTCTCCACGGTGCCTTCGCCCTCATAGGATTCATGCTCCGTCAGTTTGAACTGGCACGTCTCATTGGTATCCGTCCTTACAATGCTATTGCATTCTCTGGTCCTATCGCTGTCTTTGTCAGCGTCTTCCTTATCTATCCACTGGGTCAGTCTTCATGGTTCTTTGCTCCTTCCTTTGGGGTAGCAGCAATCTTCAGGTTCCTATTGTTTCTTCAGGGTTTCCACAACTGGACCCTCAACCCCTTCCATATGATGGGAGTTGCTGGTATACTGGGTGGAGCATTGCTATCAGCAATCCACGGTGTAACAGTAGAGAATACTCTGTATGAAGATGGGGAACAGGCAAACACCTTTAAGGCATTTGATTCAACGCAAGAGGAGGAGACTTATTCTATGGTCACTGCAAACCGCTTCTGGTCGCAGATCTTCGGCATTGCGTTTTCTAACAAGCGGTGGCTTCATTTCTTTATGTTGTTTGTGCCTGTTATGGGTCTATGGACATCCTCTATTGGCATTATTGGTCTTGCTCTCAATCTTCGTGCTTACGATTTCGTAAGTCAAGAGATCAGAGCAGCAGAAGATCCTGAGTTCGAGACGTTTTACACAAAGAACATCCTATTGAATGAAGGACTACGTGCTTGGTTGGCACCTGCTGATCAACCACATGAAAACTTCATCTTCCCTGAAGAAGTTCTACCTAGAGGTAACGCACTGTGAACCAATTTGAAGTCACGTTATACTTTATATGCTTCGCTCTTATTGCTGGTGGTGCCTTCGCTATGATGTGGGTTAACATTCAATCTATTAAAGTAGAAATGAATAGACCTAAACCACGTCATCCAGAAGCACCACAAGCAGGTGAAGAGTTAATGTATGTTGATTTCTCTAGAGAAAAACTGGAAGATCTATACAATAAATAAAACAAATCCAAAATTATTATGTCTTGTAATCTTCGCGTTAAAATGTTAGATGCTCTACTTGCTGATGCCCAAGGTAATATTGCCAAAGCAAAAGCAAACGTAGAAGTATACCTACACAATCCTGTTGGTATTGGTGAGCACCCTGATGTGCTTGCTGCTATTCAGGAACAACTAGATATCATTGCTCATGAAGATGAGCGTATTGAAG